AATGGTACAGGTAAATATACACCTGCGCTAGGCCTTCTTACCTACAAATAGCTGGTAATTGGTATCCGGACCACAATTGATAGTGTAGGCTCCTGTTTAGTGCGCACGCACCACGTCCAACTTATCGTAAGCACTAGTAGCCCTGAAAATATAATTGTCAACACACTCCCGCATCCACATATGTTGGGAACTATCAAAGCGCTTGCCGTCTTAGGTGATAAATACAGGGTTCTTGAACCTCTTAGACATATTATAAAATCTACGCTCTATCCATGTATTAGTCCTAGCAAACGCTACCTAGGGGTCTTTAAGCATATGCCGGGTTAATAATTAAGACACAGCGCCACCGTATATTATAACACATTCAGGCGGACTACCTATACATCGAGGCTCCTTCTCTTCCAGCGAATAGATAGGTATTAAGGAATATTCCCCATCTTTGGCCTTAGATGCCATTTAATAGTTCAACGTGCCGGTGAGCGCTTATTACTATAAGCGTTGCAATTTCTGGCAGTAAAATCGGTACTTGGACGGGGTCTCCTCTTTAACCTTCTCCATGTATGCGCGCACACATGGTCTCTCGCGAGACTAGTTTATAGAGCTAATAAGGTTGTTCAAAAATGGTGAGCGCCGGCAAAACTATTCGTAGTCCGCCTAAAACCACGGTTCCGCTTCTAAATGACACCCTGCTTACCGTAAAAATAGAGATGACACGCAATTTATAGGGCAGCCCGTGAACGTCTAGACCATAAAGCCGTCATCCAAGTCCGGTATGTCGGTAAAATTAGCCCTAGAACCTGCTTTCCCACAGCTACAATATGGTAGTAACTCATCGTACATGTAGGCAAAATCCGCCACGGTAGGAGGCAACCCTCGCGGGGTAACGATTATAGTCCTGGTACTCCCCACAAACTTAAATCTAGTCATTATACGGGGATTATAATTAGCACAAGCTAAAAATTTTTCGCGTGAGGTATGCTTCCTAATGCCTATCACTTCTTTATAACCAGCCGCGGCTGCTTCTGATCCTACCGCTATATACATGACCCCGTGTACTGCTTTAGCGTGTTTAAATAGTAGCACTAACGCGTGGATCGCCCAGCTACCAGTCATGTAGCATGCTATGCCTGTAACAGGATAAGCTACCCAGCGCCAATATGACGCCACTCGGGTAGCGGCTTCCCAGCAGAGGCGCAGAAATTCCCGCCACCCCCGATCAATGCCATACTACGCATCATACGCCCTTCTATTATCAAACAAGGCTATGAACCTTTGGTACGCGGTCAACCCTAAATTGCGCATATCAGGGGCTTGTGTCTACTCGGCTTCTAAGTACATAAATGCCCGACTAAAAGTCTCGTGCAGCTCGGAGTTGGGGTCGTTCAGTACCACGGTCCTGTCGGTAACGTGCGCGCGGCCATACAAACGGACTGCTGCATTAATCCGGAGCTAATACGACTACTTAGTGGTGAATATGGTCAAAGCGAAATCACTACGACATTTATCTACGGTAATACGGTCTGCTGTAATTTCGCAATTCAGTGAGGTGCTATATAACTTGCGCATGTTCAGTTACACGGGCACTGGTCTATATAAGACGTCACCTAATATAACCACCTAAACATTATAGCCTATCCGGATAGTAGCTCTGGCATCGGGATACATATCCTGCCAATCGTTATCTATTACATATGGCAAGATATTTGTATATGCATTGGCGTCATATAACAAAGCTTAGCCAGGCACCTCAGTACAACGTATAGTGTACCGTGTGAACGTGGTGAACACACTTCGGTTGTTTTGAACGCCATTAATAAC